TCCATGGATAGAGGGTTGAGCACAACTAGAGCCAACGTTCCGAGAAAGTTGATTTCGTCACTCACAAACTCTGGCGTGGATAGGCCAGGGGCTCGGTTGAGCACAAGCTGGTCCAGAGGCGATGAATAATTGATCTCGAGTTCTCCACCGGAGTTCGCTGCGCAGTCGAGGTACACGCAAGCTTCCTGCTGGGAGAATCGCCGCAAATCGAACAAACTTCCATCCGCGATCTGTTCCTTCTTGCGAAGAGGGATATAGACTAGCATCGCTCGCCCACCAACAAAATTTGTGGAGGCTAGCGTAGCCTTAATCTGCATTCCTCCGCGCCAGTAGGTCAGATTTTCAAACATCGTCTTGAACATGTTGTTATTCATCACATCAAATGGGAGAGTCCATGATTTCAGAATTGTGCCAGTGGTTTGAGTTTTAGTCCATGGCACCGTGTCAAACACTCGCAATGAAGATGTTAGCTTTTGCAGATCCCATCCTGCATCACCTTGGTTAGTTAGAGTACTCGTTCGAATGTTGCCGAGGTGAGATTGTCCTTGGGAAAAGGGTTGTGGGTCGTTCACAATGGTGCCTTGCAGTTCATGTGTTTCTGCTGCACCGGCTACTGGACCATCACCCGCTTGTGCCAGGACATCTTCAGGGATTGTAGGGAGTACAGAAGTATACATTATGGTTGAATAGTCTGTGATCCTTATTTCTTCTTCTTCACCAGATTTAATTCGCCGTTCAATCTCAAAGAATGTTGGTAAAGGAAACTGATAACCAGAATCTTTCTGCGCTTGTAATATTGCGTTACGAAATATTTTAAACCTCCTTTCACCATAGAAGTACGCTCTTTGCAGAGATATATCTGTGTTTTGTACAAGTGCCGTCTCTACAGATACACCTTTTGTGCGCCAGAGCGGAATTTCCACTATAGTGTCCCATTCCAGGGTAGCGTAGTAAGTAAAATTATCAATTTTCCGAAATCCATTCTTCAGATACTTAACTTGTGTAATAGATCGAAAGCGAAATTCGCCGTCATCGGCCTCAGGATCCAGATATGTTAAACCAAATGTTGCATACAAATCCGCCATTCGGGGTAAGTTGATGTAATCATGTAACTCAGGACACACAAAGATGATATTGTCATCGCCATTTACTTTAAACTTGACCATATTGTTTAGAGTTGTTAAGGATCGAAATCCTTCCGGGGCCAAGGTAATCATCGCGTACAAAATCATCATAATATGGACCAGTGAGTTAAGAATGATTGTGTCAG